TATTAAAGTACACAGAAGATGTTATTGCTGCCAGTGATGCAAATGTCATTCTATCTCTGTTTGCAATATTATCCCTAACAGTATAATTGCTAGGATTCACGATACCATTTCTAATATAAGCTGTCTCTAATATATGCTCTTTTGCTGACCCTGTTATCACACTAGTTGCTGTTGTGGAAAGATCTGTAATAAAGGCATTCGATAATGCAACTCGCGCCATGGTGAATTTATTGTTATTAAAGGCATCTGCCCCCGATCCTGTCACAAGATTATCTAGACCATATATTCCCAAGAATCTCGCGTATCCCTTAAAAAGATCATTAATCTCACTTGACACATTGGGATTAAATATCGGATCTGGAAGATCAGCCTCTCTAGGGATTCGTGTAAATTTAGCTCCCCAGTAATATCTTGCGTCAACCCTCTCATTCCCACCTGGATTTCCGATATATGGAAGGGCAGTTGTTCCCACAGCCCCCCTGGTAACTTTAAACCTAAACGGAACGGGAGGAAGAATCGACCCTGTTAAAGAGCCAGCGAGATTTTGTGATTGCACCCCTATTCCGGTAGCTCCATAGAAGTTACCAGATACGAAAGTTAATCTTCTACTAGTTAATCCTCCAGCTCCACCTCTAATGCTAACTGTCGATCTATCTGTTAGTGTGTCGCTTGTCTTAAGCGCAGGAAATCCTCTAAATCCAAACGGAAGTGAATCCTTTGGAACCTCTCCCTCCTCAAGGGCAAGTGCCATAACTACTCTAACGCGAGATGATATGTTTGGATATTTTCCCTTTACAAGAACCTTTCTCTCATCAGCGGACTCTGCGTCAAAGTTATAATATGCCTTAAAGTCACCTATCTTCTTAGCTATGTAATTACTATCATTGGGATTAAGTGTGCAAAGAGAGTATTGCTCTAAAATTTTAGGAGATGTGTCCGTATCTCCAAATGCCCTAACCTCTACTGTAAATGTTCCATATGGGTCAGTGGGATTCGATGATTTTTTAACATTGCTAATGGATATCTTATAGCTCTCATTAGCAACTGTTCCATCAGATATGCACTCAAAGTGAAAGAGATCAAATTCCGTATTTCCGTAAGGCTGTGAGATAAAGCTAGTTGTTCTTGGAGCTGCGTATCTCGTATCAAACCTTCCATAAGCATCTATAAACGGCAACGATGAAATACCAGAACCTTCTGACGATAAAGCTGATCCAGACATCAGCGCAACAGATCCAGATTGAATCATAGTGCCGCCTGGAACGTTAGAGACAACTGCCACCTCTGTCTCAACTGGGAAGTGTGCATAGAGCAGATGTTGATCAACTTGGAATCTCTCAGGATCTGTATTCAATATCTTTGAAATATAATTATCTGATACAGGGTTGAGAGAGGCAGTGTATATTCTTATTCCAGGAAATCCATCATCACTGGCGAATGCGGAGCCAGCCGTAGATGATAAAACCAATTTAAACTGACCCAAAGAATCCACAGTTGCTAAATCTGCCTGAACAGATGGGAAGGGACCCCAGCTTGCGCTATTCATGCACAAAATTTGAAATCTTGATCCAGTAGATGTAAAAAGCATCCCTCTAACTAGATTTATTGTTCCGTCTCCGGAAGGAACATTAAAACTATCATTATCAGAAAATACTGGAAATCCTATTGGTTCCCCACTAGCAGAAACCCAATGTCGAGCTGCTATAAATTGAACTGCACCCTGATGCCTGTTATCAGTCACCGTCGCGACTGTAGTGTTAGCTTTAGTTCCAATAATCTTGAATCCTGCACTCTTAACAATTCCAGCTGCCCTTGTATTTGCTATGTCAGTTGCTGTCTCATTAGATCCAGCACCAAGAACTCTTACATAGGTTACAGCTGTTCTGTGCTTTAAAAATTCTCTCACAGCATAGGGTCCAAACTTCTTAGGATCTAAAGAGCCAAATTTTCTTTCAAAGTCTGCGAAGGAACCCACTGTGACAGGAACAAACGCCGGGCCCATTTGAGCAGTTCCCACAACTCCCGCTGGGACACCCACAACCTCACTTTCTCTTTGTGAAAGGTCGATCTCTCGCTCAAAAAACCCAGGTGATCTGAATGTTTGTTCGGCCATTTATAAAATCTCCCGTGTAATCCTCTACACCATATAACTATCGCTTAAACTGGCAAAAATCCTCAATCAGATGCAGTATCTAGAGTAGTTTGTAGATCAACAGTTATTCTAGAACTGGCAACAGTTTCTCCTGATCGTTGGTTTCTTGTCAGAATTCTAACGTATCTCTTTGTCTCCTTGCCTGTAAAGGGATCAACCGTTACATCCAGAAGTCTCTCACTTCCCTGTCCTCGCTCGCTGGGAGTCTCTCCATATTTGTTTAAATTTTCAACATCACTCAGGACAAATTTATCATAATCAACAACAGTCTCTGGTGATCTATCTTCTGTAATCACCTGCGTGCTAGTCTGAATATACCCAAATTCAATCTGCGGAGCTGAATAAAACTTTCTAAATGGTACTCTCTGTCCATCATGTACGGGAGCTAGCATATATGTCGGAATCATCATTGTAAATGAATACTTAATGATTCTCTCATCTTGTGAGAAATCAGCAAAATTATCCTGATTATTGAGAGGACTCTTAAGATATGCGACATACTTGTGGCCAGTTTTTGATTCTATTTGAAATCCGTAATCCTGTCCATCAAACTGAGAGAATAGGATCTCTATCATCTGATTCATCTGTTGCATATATTGCGTCCAGAAGACTATTTCGTATGTTATTGTCATAAATGACGGATACGGAAGTGTTATTATCTCAAAAATATTATCTCCAAGATCGCTTCTAAGAAGATCTCCATTAGGATCATCCATAAATGATAAATTAGTTAGATTCCTTCTAGACGCTAATCTTCCAGATTTTGCAATATTTCCTGGGAATGTATCCGATCGGGCAAAGTTTGCCCTAGAGGCAACGTTGTGCTGATTTTTTAACCTTAGTTTGTTAACAATCTTCTGATAATTTCTATCTTTTTTATCAATCCGCTTTCTAACAATATAGTTCTGTTGATCTCTATATGCTATAGGAGTTCCGTATCCTCCTTGTGAGGCTGATGTATCTATACCGGTTCTATGAATTGATATTACTGGAAGGATAAGTGCATTATTTCTATCTCTAATGGCCCTTTTTCTCCTAGTTAGAGCAAATCTCTCACCAGTTGAAAATACAACGGGAACCTTAGTGGATTGTTCCTTTACCTTGACCTGAAATGCAAGCCTTTTATCAAATAGATCAAATAGTGCTCTATCGGTCTCCTCTATTCCTGATGGTGGAATATTAAAATCTTCCGGAACCTCTCCCTCATATCCTGTATCTAACTTTCTAGTTGTCATAATTAACTCTCATCATAAAAGGAGGATCCAGCTCCCTGGGGATCTCCTTCCGGAGAAATCTCTGCAGGGCCAGATATGGGTTTTGTTAGAACTCCTCTCTTTTGTAGCTCTCTAACATCTCCTGTAATTCCTTCATTATTCATCCTAAACCCTCTCTGTTGCACGAATTTTTTCTGAACAGCATCTGGATCTGAATATTGCTCGTCTGTCGGGCCAAATGTGATTGAGCTGAAGTTTCCTAAACGTGCCTGCTTACCAGTTATAGTCATAAATCCCTTATGTTCAATCTGTCCATAAATCGTATTTGTATCCGGAGCTGTTATAACTTCAAAGAAAACAGCGCCATAGCTAAAAAAATCACCCTCAAGAATTGTTATTCCTTTATCTAGAAGATCTCTTACCTGAAGATATACCTCTATTGTATAATAGTCTTCACTTCCAAATAAATTAGCTCTGACATCTTGAGGCAAATATTTTACTAAACAGCCTATCTGTATTGGATTTTCAAATATCTTATCAGTTGCCTCTTCATATACTGGATGAATATTTGATTTCGTCTCTGATATTGGAAAATAATATATCTTTTGACCCACAACATCCTTAACGACCTCTTTTGCTATATCGTTTATAAAATTTATCTCTCTAGGTGTTATGAAGAATCTTGCCATGATCTATCCCATAAAGATGGCCCAGCCGTTCGTCATAGGGATATAACGTAGCTGTTTATTTACCATCTCTGCCCTTGCAGCTGCTGTTTCCTGTAGCTTATCATAGGTCATTGTTTCTAGCATTTCCTTTAACTGTGTCTGCAAATTAGTTTTTGCCTCTTTCCCAGCTGTTTCCAGTGCAGATCCGTTTAATGTAAGATCAGAGCCTGGAATGGGAATTGTTGAAAATTTACTTCTAATTAATCCTAAAAGCTCCTTAGAAAGTGCTAGTGAATACTGCCTAATCCACTGCCTTCCAATACTGTTAATATTTGTGTATTCAAGATTTCCAAATGGAATATCTGATAAATTTGACACTCCCCTGATAGTGTCATCCTGATATGCGGGATTTAGGGGATCAGAGAAAAACTTAACCCTTATGAATAGCTTCTGCGCAGTGTCTGACGTGGGCATGGGATACATTCTTATGCTTGTCCCTATAACCTTATATGAATAGTTGGACCTTCTAACCCTATTGGAGA